ATCATCTCTGACTTCTGAAGCGTAAATTTCCGGGCTCGGCTCGGGTTGGCAATAAAAGAAGCGATGCCCCGGGCGGACCACTCAGGCCCCAGCACCGCGACTGACTGCAGCATGCCGATCGGCTGGATCAAAGCGGTCATTAAATTCAGACCAATGCTAGCCAGAGAAACGTTGGATCGGAGTACGTTAGCTACCGTATCCATCGTCCGGCTCTGCTCGCGACCATTTACCGCGATATCCCGAAGCCACTCATTGATGGCGCTCATCGCGTCCGCGCCCCAATACCGCTTGATTTCAGCCGTCAGCTTTGACTTCGGGCCGAAGATCCGGGAGGCGTCCGCAATAAGTTCCCGAAAGCAGATATCGTGGATAACGGAATCTATCTCTTCGAATCCCGCACGGGCGGTAAGCGTCAACGGCTCTTTTACCGCGGCGGCTCTTGCCTTGGCGTGCGTCTGATCGGTATAAGGGCGCAGGCGCTGCGCCGCGGCTTCCTGAAGACTCGCACTGGCGTCTACAGATGACTGAACCCCGTGCGCCGCTTTGCGGTCATAGGCGATCGGATAATAACCGCCTTTAAGGCTGATAGATGTACCACCGGCGGCAATCTCAACTGCCTGAGGTTTCGCGAGCTCAAGAGGGCGGTGTCCTACCCGGGACTCCAGAGCGCGCAGATCTTCGCCATACATCCCGAGCGTATCCCACACGCCCTGCGCGGCCTCAATCTCCTCCTTGGTAAGCGTCTCGCCAATAAGCGTGGTTACCTGCTCAAGCGTCCAGGGTTTCCCTGTTTTATTGAAGGAATAAAAAGCGCTGCCGTCCAGAAGCCGCTGTCGGTTCGCTTCTGTGCCAAGATTGAGGAGCATCGTGAGCACCTCAGCGCGCGACACGCTGGCGTCGATCACTTCGTGGTACACGCGTTTATGATCTTTTGTTGCACGGTCCAGCGGCGCGTAGGCTTTGGCCAACCGCTTAGCCGCCTCTGACCGCATAGCGATTTCTTTATCCGCCGCCTTATCGAACTGGGAGACCACAAGATCAAACATCTTCCCGAAGCGACCGCCCGCGATAGCAGCAAGGAGCGAGGGAATACGCGCGTGCGCCAGTCCGATTTTACGGATGGCGTCTTTCACTTTAGCCGATCTGCCTTCACGCTCAGTATTGTCCTGCTCCGCCAAGCCCTGCTTTGCCGCGTTCGCCGATACCTCAGAGGCTAACGCCTCGACTGCCTTATCCAATCTCTGAAGACGGCCATTTACACGAATCTCGTTACTCCGTTTTCCCAGCGAGGCGAGATCCTCAAGAAAGTTAATCTGTGCCTCAACCTGGTTCACAGTCCGCTGCCCCATTTCCTGCGGCGCCGTCACAAGATCTTCTGAAAGCTCGGGAACGATTTCACCCGCGTCCGCCCTGCGATGCTTCGCAAACTCGGCGTACGATTCCCCCTTCAGCTCGTTTTTGGTGTTACTCCGGGTGAAGCCCCACTCGGCCATCAGTCGACCGATCTGTGAGGCGTAAGCGCCTTCCACTCCGGACGCTTCTTTTCGACCGCCAAACCGTCGGCGAAGTTTCTCAATGCGCTTTCTGATCTCGTCACGCTTCGTCTGCAGTTCTTCCGCTTTGACCGTCTGATAAAGCTCTTTACGCTTAAGCTCCGCGGCCTTCCGGGCGTCGCGCGGGATCCGCTCAGTAACGGTTTTCCCGGTCTCGTCCTTATGCCTTCTGGAGAAACCCGTCTGGTATTTCCGGGATTCACGGCTCAAAGCCGCCGCCGCTCTTCTCGCCCTTTCAGGAATCAGATCAGCGAGCGTCGTACGCCCAACCTGTGCGATCGCAATATCCCGGAAAAGAGAAACGGAGACCCGACGATCCTCTCTGTTTCCCTCCATCAGATTGATCTCGGTCTCGAGAAGCCGGGCGGTAGCCGGATTGAAAATTGCCTCTGCTGCCGCCTGCTTCATCCGCTTTTCGCTGGAGAATTCTCCATACTCTTCAAGCATCCGAGCCCGCGCCCGGTCTTCCGCCACGTCCTCCGGCCTCTGGACCGCCGCCATTTTCTTCACGAGTTCAGAAAGCGACGAGTACCCAAGCTCGCCCGCAAGTGCGTCCCCCGGGACGATGACCCGTCCATCCCCCTTTTTCAGGTCTTTCGGATCCGCCAGCATTTCGGCGTTTTCAAGCTTCGTGAGTTCTTCTGCCGTCAGCCCTGCGGCTTTCGCCTCTTCGCGGCTGATCTTCGGCGCGTAATTTTTCCCATCCCGCTCCTCACCCTCTGAGAGCAGCTGGAAAGTCTGATAGTCTTTCGTCTGGGTGTAGCGGTCATACTCCTCATCCGAAAGCCGGCGCCATATCGCTTTCGCCTGCTCTGTCATATTCTTAAGGATCTTGTCTTTAAGCCCTGAGAGATAGCGCATGTCCCGCATGCCACGGGCGGTCAGATCTTCGTTCGCCGTATCAATCGATTCTTTCATCAACGCGAGATACGCCTGGTAGGCGGCTTCCTCATCGAAGTCTTCACGATGCAGCGCCTGGTAAAGATCGTAGCGAAGCCGTGCCTCAGTCTGAGCCTCTTCGGCAACAAAGAGCCGGTCGAATATCTGCCGGACGTCGTCATTCATCTGCGAACCTGGGACCGCGGTCATGAAGCCATAGGTCGCTTTAAGCCAGTTCGCGAAACGACGGAAGAGCGACTGAAGCCCGATGTTCGGAGCCCGGCCATCTTTAAGATACTGCTCAAACGTACGGGCGAAACGCTCCTCAGCCGGGCGGCGCTCTTCGAGCGTCGCGTTGGAGAAAGCTTCAAGCGACTCATACCCCAGCCACTTCACAGCGTCTTCAACGGCGGAGACAAGGTGCTTCTGGCTGTCGGTCAGCGTCTCCAGATTCTTCAGCTGGAGAGCCAGACCGACCCGGGCGCCGAGGAACCAGTGCCCCGTCTCGTGGAGGAACGTCGAGCGGTCAGCGTTAGCCCAGAGCAGGATAGCCCGTGCGCTGGGGAAATACTCGCCTTTCGAAAGCTCGTTCGGGTTCTGCTCCTTGACAGAGGCGTTCGAAGCTCTTTCTAATTCTTCCTTTATATTTTTATAACTTTGTGCTAATTTAGAGATGTGGGTTGTAGCTGAAGAGATGGCGCTATCGCGTTTTAGCTCTTCCTCTGCCCAGGTGGACAGCGAGGTAGAATTTTCTACCTCGACTGCCTCCACCGAATAAATCTTGAATCCCTGCTCCCTAGCCGCATATTCCTTTACCGTAAGCTTAACGGGGTACACAGCTCCTTCATTAACCATCAGGCTTACGTATCGGTGGATGCCCAAAATATTGGGATCGCCCGCTCTATCCGCCTTAGTCCACAAGCGCACCGACTTTGTAAACAGAGAACCAACGTTAGCCACCGCGGTAGCGTGCGCGGCGGGGCTGACCGATTTCTTTGTCGCCGAGGCGCTGGTCATCTTTCTTAGATTGGCGTTTGACACTGTGGCTGTGACGCCGTCCATCTCATTGACAAAAGGCGTGCCCACCTGAGACTTGACGACACTTTTGGCTTCATCCAGCGTCTCGACACTTGTTGCCGGGACGAAGGTCGTTTTGCTGTAGAAGTCTTTATCCGGCGCTTTGCCTAGCAAATCCTGATGCAGCTTTTCCGGATTTGTAAGCGCCGCTTTCGCCTGATCGCTCACAGCCTGAACACCGCCGTCCTTACTCCGGACGACGTCATGCCCCTCAGAGAAAATTCCACGAAGCCCGTAGCTCTCCCAGACATCCCGCGGTGACATGCCAGCGTCAGACGCCATGTTGCCGACGAGTGTCTGAACGAGAGCGCTGTAGCTCTTCGCCTGGGAGTCCGGGACATCTGCCGCCTTCAGACTCTCAGTCA